GTCTGCTGTCCAAAGTTGGTCAAAGGTTCCATCATCATCTGACTTGGTTCTTAGGGTTGTCAGCGTGATTAGATCGTCAATCTCAACCTGTAAGTAATCCATTGGGGTGTAGATTCTGGTTGCTGTGCCTAGAGCTGAAAAGCTGCGGTTGGTGTATCCGTCAATCGCGCGAGAGCCTGACTCGATAGCCATCTCTAGCAGGGTGTCATCAACGCTGTCTGTGATTCTTAGTGCTGCCTTGACTTGAGTAAGTGAAGCGTAACCTTGGGTAATGGCCACTAGGCCCTCAATTCGTAAAGTTTGGTAAGTTGCTGTATTCCTATTTTAGTCCCTCTTGACCTATTACAGCCCATACAGGAAACGGCTAGATTTTGAGCACTTGAGTCACCTAGCCTTGAGGCTGGGATAAGGTGATCTAGCTCAACTTCATTCAAGGTTAGTTGCTTTTGACACATATAACATTGTGCCTTGTCCCTCTCAAAGATTTCTCTCCTGCGAGATACACCTTTGACCCTAGTCTTGGACCTATGTTTGAAGGTGTGATCCATTGATTTACAGTTTCTTGAACAATAAAGAGCGTTTACAAACTTATCTTGCAAGCTTTTATTACACCTTGCGCAAGTTCCAAAGTTAGTTATTCCTCGTTTTTTAAGATTGTTCCGGTAGTTGTAACCACATTTATAACTGCAGGTTTTTTGCCAATCTCTCGTTGGCTTGTATGTGGTCGAACAATGCTTACAAATTCTTGGAGAGTTATCAAAAAGCTTTACTCTAGCCATAATGTTCTCTATTCTACTGAATCAAAAAGATACTAATAAGGCTAGTCCCAAGAGTTCTCTCGCCTTATCTTTAGCGACCACTCGCCACCATTGAGGTTATTCTCAGCTCGTCTTTCCTCGTAAAGTCTTTGATTGATTGAAAAGGTGCGAGCGTTCTTAGGGCCATAGCCAGCAGCAATGGTTGAGCTGTTGTTGTGATGAATTGTGGCATGGATACGCTTTTTGGGTATTCCATGCGCGTCAATGATTCGCTCATAGTCATTGTCATCAAAATAAAGAGGGTGAAACAGCTCGCTTGCTAGTCCAGCCTTTAGGACTACACCCTCACCGATAGCGACAAAAGCCCAGTCAGGCACAGCACCAGTAAAGTTCAAAGCCTCGGTGTCAACTTCATTAGCTATCTTTTCTAAAGCACCAGGCTCACACCAAGTATCCTCACTAGCAAAGACCCAATACTTAGCGTGCGGTGTTGCCTTGGTGACAAAGTTCATTGCCGCTACTGGGCCAACACCAAAAGGCACAGGGATTAGCCAGAGGTTCTTTACTATGTCTGGCTTGACTGGCTTGAACTCTTGCTTGCCAGAATTATCAACAATAACAAGATGCTCGACGGGGTAGTCAATCGAGTCAATCATTCTTTGGGCTAGATCGTGCCTAGCGTAAGTTGGGAAGGCTAATACAGGAATCATTTGAGCAACTTTCTAAGAATTGGCATCCAGCTATTTTCCCATACCTTTTCAACATCGAACTGGCTGGCAAAGTCTATGGCTACCTGTGATGGTCCACGCTCGGCTTTGTAGGATTCCTCTAGCGCATTGACCAAGCTACCTATGTTCGGTGTCATCCACCAAGCATCTTGACCGGCATCCCAACTTAGCTGTCCGTCAACTAGCCAACTGTCAGGGCTAATTAGATCAGGTGTTGCTGCCCAGTTAGAACCGATTACCCTAGTGCCACAAGCCTGAGCCTCAACGCTAGGAACGCCAAAGCCTTCACCCAAGCTAGGTGCAAGCAAGACATCCATGCGAGTGTAAAGGGCAGCAAGGTCAGGCTGAGCTAGTCCGAATCTGTAATCGTTAGGGTTAGGAAAGATGACCTGCTCTTTAGGTATGCCAACTGAGTTCAAGATGTTGAGCAAGTTCCAGCCACCAGCTTGACCCATAGCATCGGTGTGTAGATACAGCACAGCATCTGGGTGCTTCTTAGCAAACAAGCTAAAGGCAAGGATTAGCTCGCCATAGGCTTTGCGGTGAACTAGACCAGATGCCTTGTTAGCGGCAACAACACCGACTAGGAACTGGTCTGGCTCTAGTCCCATGTAGGCATTTATTTCATGTCTGCCTATCTTGCTTGTTGGCTTGTAAACTTTAGTGTCAATCGCGTGAGGTGCGTACTCACACTCAATACCCTTCTCAGTTAGCTGTCTAACTCCATGAGGTGACATCGCGATTGGAGTGACATTCTCTTTGCGTAGAAACTTCTCAACGCCTGGTGGCAAAGTCACATGGTCGAGTGGTGTCCAAGCTGCGATTGGGAAGTCATCATAAAGCTTTGACTTCATAACCCAGACATCGTAAAGGCTAATAAATAGATTGGGCTTGTCATGCTGAGCGATGAAGCTTTTGTGATCTACTGGACCAGAGTCATTTGAGTAAAGGTCTAGCCCTCTTGGGTAGTGTGGCACCTTGCCGTATGGGGTCGAGATTGTGCTGGGTATTCCCTCGAGTCCATAGTTGGACAGCATGGCAACATCAAGACCTGAGCGCTTGAGTCGGTCAACTAGCATCGTGGCCTGTTGCCCGTATCCGGTTGGTGCGTTGTAGCTATTGGACCAGACACTTACAGCGCCAGTCAGTTTCTCTTTATTCGTAGGCATAAATAAACCTTAGCAAATAAAAAGGCAGGGGCCACAGTCCTACGCTCTGTGACCCCCGCCAGCTTTTTACTGGGGCTAGGGTTTAGCTAGCTCCACCCTTGAAGTACCCGATGTGGGTAGCGTGGGTCAATCCGCCGTCAAGTCTAATTAGACCTCTGTAACTGATTGTGTCTTGGTTGAACGCGAAGTCAGCTGACTGGTCAACGCGGATTCCGCCAGCAACGCGAACCTTGAAGCTTGGTAGGTGACCGAATAGAACCGACTTGGTTCCAGTTCCTACTGCTGCGACATTTGGGTTCTCGTAAACTGGGTAGCCAAGCAAGGTTGCTGGCTGTCCTGGTACTGCTGAGTTGGTCCAGATGTAGTTTCCTGCGCCATCCTTCAACTTACGAGCTGCTGCGATACCGGACTTGCTCATCTGGAAGCCTAGGCCTGGTAGTACGCGAGCGCCATCGGCGATTCCGTAAACCAAGTCAATTAGGTTCTCGTATGAAGCTGCTCCAGATACACCAGTTCCACCAGTTACTACTGAGCCAGCGGCTGCGGATAGCTTTGTGGTTAGAACGGAGTTAGCCTGAAGACCCAAAGAGGTTCCTAGCTGCTGTGCGATATAGCTTGAGATGTTGAATCCAGCGTCAGTTACTAGTTCCTGAGCTACCTGTACAAGTGCGCCGTACTTCTCAGCACCAAGAGTGATGGATGAGAAGGTTGGGTTGCTCTCGGAGATAGTTCCAGCAGCTGCTACTGATCCTGCGGATGAGGTTGCGGTTACTGTTGGGATTACTAGGTTCTCGCCAGAGGTGGTGTTGAAAACCTCAGACACAGTTAGCATTGGGCCAACTAGCTGAGCGATTTCGAATACCTGGTCAAAGAAAGACTGACCAACTGTGTTTGCGGATGGTACTAGGGTACGAGCCTCGCGAGCGAAGTCGTATCCGCGCATTTCGCCAGAAGCGATTGCACGAAGGATGTCAGCGTCAGAGTTCTGAGCTGTTGGAGCTGATGGTACGAATGAAGCTGCTGCCTCAGATGCGCGAGCTTCGCGCTCTGCTAGCTTGCGAGCAGTTTCGATTGTTGCATCGGCTGAGTCAATGTCAGCTTCGATACGAGCAATCTTTTGGTTTTCCTCAGCAGATAATCCACGCTTTTCAGCCTGTGCAAAGTCAAGAACTTCTCTTGCCTGTGCGATCAAGTTGTTGCGGGCATCTGTCTGTGACTTGATAAAGTCGGACATGATTCTCCTATAAATAAATGGGTAATGGATTCCTGTGGTGCTGACACTCAACAGATACAGCGGTGCTTACACTCAGCCGTTATTCATAATTTTATAGGCAAAAGAAAACCCTAGCTCAGAAAGGGGGTTGAGCTAGGGCTAAAGAAACTCTATCTGGTTTCTTTACTGTCAACAACCCTTGCTTCTTTGGCTGGGTTGTATGAGTTTGTGTTGTCGAGTTCCCATACTGCTTTAGCTAAGTCATCAGCTAGGTCAGCGATTACGCCTACTGATGGGTTGCCGGCAACTTTTAGGATAGCTCTCTTGATGTCATCTTTGCTTGCCATGATTAGATCCTTTTGAGTAGAAGGTCAAAC